AAGCCAGTTGCATTAAGCCACTGAAACAGGGGTTCATTGGCACATGTTTCATGCTGCTTCATGGTACACTGGCACCCTGCTTCATGGTACATGGGCATACTATAAGGGCAGAGCCATGGTCCCGTGCTTCATGGTCCCTGGCCCAGGCAACCTTGCCCCAGGCAGCCCCTGAGCCTAAGCGAAGGGGGGCCATGGGGGAAGTTGCATCTGGGACAGGAAAGGGGGACCCATCCCACCCATATGAAATCTAAGATTCTAGGATAAACATTTGTTACCCTTTGCCATATTATCACTTCTCCAGAGAGGCTGTGTATTGCTGTAGTGGAATGCTTTCAGCTGTTCCTCCTCTTTCGTGAGATCAAAGGTAGACAGCGGGACTATGTGGGTCGATTTCCCATTTTCCTTTGTTTTCCCATGTCATGCCAGAAGTGAACAATTTCTAGGTATGCTACATATTCCAGTTCCGCTACAGCCTAGAGTTTGTTATGGGACAATGTTCGGTTAGTGATGCATTTATCCGCCCTTCTACGTAGACGACGTTTCATACAATACTGAGGATCGTTCTTTCGACGCTCACGGTAGTATTTGTTTATACGCGCTCTGTTGTTCTTTCGGTATTCCTGACCTGCCTTCCGTTTATCCTCTTCCGTTTTCAGAGGAGGTTTAGGTTTCGTCTTGCCTAGTTCATAGCTTCTATGCCGTGCCTTTAGGTTCAGACATTCCCTACAGTGAAGGATCTTCCTGTTTTGTTGGAAGGAGCGAATGCGAAGAGATTTTCCTCTTTGTCTGTGTTGCAGGGTCTTACATATCATATAAATTAGATTGTAGACATATGGACCATTGTCAAGATCCCACCCATCCAATTTTCCTATTTTGCCAGTAAACATTTGTTACATGTATCAGTGGGCGGTAGTTTGCCGATCCCAGTTGATACAAAAAGTTGCCTGTCTCCAGAGTTGATGGTTCAGGTGTGTCGCATGGTCCTATTGTTTTGTTGTTTCCGTATCACTCGTATCACTCTCGTATCACTTTTTCCTAACGTCTGATCGTTACGAACACTATACTGTTAAAGGGGGAAACAGGGGGTCGATCAATTGTATCACTTTTCTCAACCAAAAAAAAAAAAAAAAATACCCAGCCAAAAAGTGATACAATTGATACAAAACCCTCCTAACCCCTTTAATACTATATAGCCATAACGTATCAGTACTTGAAAAAAAGTGATACGGGACTGATACGGGTGATACGGAGAGCATGTTTTACTAGGGTAAACACCCTAGTTTTGGTGTTTATTCCGTTAAAATGTTTTTTCTCTTGCTATGTGGCCATCGGTGACCACCATACGGGTATGGTAAAGAAGTGGAAGAGGGGGGATGTGAGAGAGGATGGTATGGTGTTTTACCGATATCAGGCTACTGCGCGGAACGGGGAGTACTGGATGACTCCTGAGACGTATGCACGGCGGGTTATGCTGGATCAGGGGATACAGACCGCCGCGCAACGGCGCTACAGGGGGGATTTTTCACGGAGATCACGGAGAAATGCTTATATGAGGGAATGGAGGAAGAAGAATGCCGATTAGACACGACCCTTTTATGGATAAGCGCCGCAATCAGCCAGGGAGGCCCTCGGCGGCGAAGAAGAAGGCGCAGAAGAAGCGTAAGAATTACCAGCGGACGGTTAAGAAGAACATTCCGAAGGCTGAGGCGGAACTTGCTGCGATAAAGGATCAGGTGCGCATTCAGAAAGGACAATTGACTATGGCTAAGAACAAGACACAGGAATTATTGGAGGCGATGGAGAAGGCTCCTACGCCAGCGGCCCAGCGGAAGATTGTGCTGGGGATGATCACGGATTCAGGGCTCAATCCGCTCAAGGAGCTGTTGGACATGGCGAAGTGTAAGACAGGGAAGAATGCCCTGCCGCCCGATAAGCGCAGGGATCTGTTGATCAAGTTGCTGGAGTATCAGGCCCCGAAGCCCAAGAGCATTGATTTAACGGCGGACGTGTCGTCCAATGTGTCGATTCAGGTGGTGGACTTCTCGACAGCGAGTCAGGCTAAGCTGAAACAGGCAGATGCCGTGGAGCTGCCGCCCGATGAGGAGTATGATGAGTTTCTGAGCCCTGAGCAGATCGCTCAGCGGGAGAAGGAATCAGCGGCCCAGTTGGCCATTGATGCTGCGGTGCAGGAGGAGCTTGAAGATGAGGATTAGGCCCTATCGTTGGTGGTATCGATTCACCAAGTTCCCATACTCCTGCTTCATGCTTGAAGTGGGACCCTTACTGGCACCTTTTGCATACGCAACCTCTGCGGTCATGCTTATATTGATACTACTTACAGATTAATGAACATTCAAATACCAGCACAGGGGTGGATACCCCGAGACTATCAGTTGGCCTTCACCAAATATATGTGCCAGAATAAGAAGGGTCTGCGGGCCGTTGTTGCATGGCACAGACGTGCCGGGAAAGATTTGACGTCGATCAATATCATGGCGGTCAAGGCGCTCCAGCGGAAGGGGCTGTACCTGTACATTGGTCCATTCAATAATCAGATCAGGCGAATTATTTGGCAGGGTCAGGACGGGGACGGTCGGAAGTTCATTGATTTCATTCCGAGGGAGCTGGTGTCACGTAAGAGCGAGCAGGAGATGAGTCTGACGCTCACGAACGGCAGTGTCGTCCAGTTGCTCGGAGCGGACAATCCTGATAAGTTGGTGGGGATTAATCCTGTGGGTATTGTGTTCTCGGAGTATTCTCTGTGTGACAAGCAAGCATGGACCCTGACCAATCCGATCCTTGCGGAGAATGGTGGATGGGCCCTGTTTAATGGGACGCCCCGTGGTCAGAATCACTTCTATGATATTTTGCTGCGGGCACAGGCGGACAAGAACTGGTTTGCCAGTCACCTTGGGGCATTGGACACGAAGGCCATTAGTCCCGAGGACTTGCGCAGGGCGCGGAAGGAGCAGGACAATGAGGCGAAGTTTCAGTCGGAGTTCATGTGCTCGTTCCACACGCCCATTGAGGGGGCATATTATGGCTCGATCATGTCGCGGCTATATGCCAAGGATCAGATCGTGGCCAACATTCCAGTGGAGCCGAGTCTCCCCGTGCATACGGCATGGGACCTGGGGATGGATGACAGTACCAGTATCTGGTTTTTCCAGATGTTTGGCAAGGAGGTGCGGATTGTGCATTACCTTGAGAACTCGGGGGAAGGTCTGCCGTACTATGCGCGTGAACTGGACCGATGGGCCATCTTGAATGATGCCAGCTATGGGAAGCATTACGCACCCCATGATATTGCGGTACGGGAGATGGGGACGGGTCGCTCTCGGTTGGAGACTGCGCGGAAGCTGGGGATCAGATTTACCAAGGTCAAGCGTATGAGCGTGCAGGACGGTATTGAGGCGGTTCGTGTGATCCTGCCGCAGTGCTGGTTCAGCGAGGACAAGTGTCATATGGGCATTGAGCACATGAAGAGTTACCACAAAGATTTTGACAGCGCTAAGAACGTGTTCAAGAAGTCCCCTGTCCACGACGCGGCCTCCCACGGGGCGGACGCTTTCCGTACCCTTGCGTGCGGACTGAAACAGGGAAAGGGTGACACTACCAAGGAGCGCGGGGAGAGATCCCAGTACAAGGAGGTGGACGTATCTCTATAACATCAAAATCTGCCCCACCCATCGACCTGACCCCTATGGATCGGGCGGTAATCCTGTACAGTAGCTTCGGGGAGGACTTCGTGGGTCTACTGGACCATTATATCAGCTCTTTCCCTGCGTCGAAACGGTACACGTTCTTCGGGCCAGGGTACATATTGCTTGCACATGAGGAGACGCGGTGGGACCCATGTACCAATGACTCGCGGAAGCGTGAACCATACTGGTACGTGGTGTATGCGAGCTCCACCGAGGAGGACACTGGGGAACTTTTTGCTCGATTGATGCCTTATCCCCTTGACTATGTCGGGTTTTCCCGCCATGCAAAGGATAAGCAACGGGCAATGCGTCTATTGCCGACCAAGAGACTTATTAAACTATTAAATCGTAATGGCATCAAAACCAAAAGCACCCAAGCCGCCCCCTCCACCTCCACCTCCCCCACCGCCCCCTGCTCCAGTGGCACGGCAGCCTATTCGACAGGCGAAGAAAGCGGCTAAGGTTGTGAACCCTACACAGGTTCAACGGACCAAGAAGACAACCCCTGCGGGACTGACCGCAGACAAAAAGAAGAAGTCTCTAGGAAGTGGCCTCTAATTTTCAAATGACCCCCGACCGACTCCGACTGGCCGACAGGCTGGAGGAGTTGCGTATGCTCCGTTCTGGCATTCAACCAGTGCTGGAATCTGTCCAGCGTCTGGTTCGCCCGAACGGCTCTGCTTTCGACAACTCGTCGAAGCAGGGAGGTATGGCGCAGGAGGACGGTTCTAAGTACAAGTTCGATGACACTGCGGTATGGGCGAATCAGATGTTCGCCAACGGCATGTGTAGCTACTTGATGCCGAAGTCCTCGCGGTGGGCGTATTTGAAACCCGCAGGCAAGCCGAGCTCGGAACTTACCGACGAGGAGCTAATCTATCTTGAGCAGGTGTCTGACATGATCAGCCACAGCTTTGCTTTGCCTAAGACAGGGTTCTATGAGGCGGGGCACGAGGTTTATATGGATCAGGGCTCCTACGGTACCGCGATTCTGTACAACAACCGCTCTGCGCGGGGCTCTCAGTACACGGCTGTTCCACTGTCCATGGGTCTGTTCGATACGAATGACGATGGAGATGTGGACACGATGTTCTACATCAGGAAGCTGCGCACCAAGGCCATGATTCAGGCGTTCCCTGATATTGTGAATGCCGAGGGTTTTGACGCAAGTCAGGGGGATCGCACATACAGCTTGGTGTACTCCGTCGAGCCGTCCCGCGACGTGCGGGCGAAGAAGGGCGGAACCATTGGCGCCAACAAGCCATATCAATTTACATACTGGTGTGAAGAACTGAAGGATGTCCTTCAAGAAGGCACACTTAGCTATTTCCCGTTCATCGTTCCTCGCTGGGCTAAATTGCCTGGCGAGGTATACGGGCGGTCTCCTGCCATGACATGTTTGTCCACTATTCAGATGGTGAACAAGATGCGCAAGGAGCTGATCAAGAGTGCGGAGATTGCCAATGCACCTCCCCTTACTGCGGAAGAGGACACGATCATGCTTCCGTTCAGTTATGGCAGCCGCCAGATGATCTGGCGTGAACCAGGGTCTCCTGCACCAGAGCCCGTGCTCTCAGGCAGTCAGCCGAATCTTACGCAGGAGATGATCAATCAAGACCGTGATTCTATTGTGAAGGCGTTCTTCGTGGATCAAATCATCCGTGACCAGAAGAAGGAGCGGCAGACGATTCTTGAGATTCAGGACGAACGCGGCCAGATGCTCCAGCAGCTTGGACCACTCTTGTCCCGTCAGGAGAACGAGTTCCTGTCCCCGTGTGTCGAGGCGCAGTTCGATTTCTTGGAGAAGTCGAACAAGCTTCCTCCCGTACCTTCCTCTCTGGATGGGCACGACATGGAAATTGTCTACACAAGTCCTGCTGCACAGGCACAGTACTCCTCGGGAATGTCGAACATCTCGGCTATGCTTCAGGACATCATTCCATTGGCTCAGGCGAAACCTGAGATCATGGACAACATTGATGACAACGAACTCTTCGCTGAGATCAGCCGCTTGCGTAACGTCACTCGCCGCATCGTTAAGACCAAGGACGATGTGAATGCGATGCGTGAGGAGCGTGCGGAGGCTGAGCAGCAGCAGCAGACGATGGACAATATCCCAGGAATGGCTGGAGCAGCCAAGGACGTAGCCGATGCCAAGGCGACCGATCCTGAAGGAATCGGCCAGATGCTACAGCTTTAATGGGAAAAATTCTGAATACACTTGATAGACTCAAGAAACGCCGTCAGATGCGGGAGGACCTCCAAGCAATCTTGGATACCCCTCATGGAGAGCGTTTCTTCAAGCAATTTCTCAAGGACTGTGGTGTGACCCGTTCGCGGTTCAGCCTCGACCCTTATGAGATCACGGCAGCAGAGGCGACACGTCGCCTTGCGATGTCGTACCTACACCTGCTGGGGAAAGACGATCCTCAGCATCTAATCAACATCATAGAGGAGGAACAATAACATGCTACTACGACCACGAACAATTTTACGCGAAGAGGCCGCAGGGGGAGAACCCGCTGCTACAGGAGGTATTGGTGGGGGAGGTCCCGCGCCCGCTGCCCCTGCTTCGCCCACTGGAACCATGGACTTTGGGTCCGAGGATACTTTCAAGGCATTTGTGGGCTCCTTGCCCGCAGAACAGCAGGAGCTCGGTATCTTCAAGGACACCAAGACATTTGGTTCATTGGTTGACCAGACGCTTAACGCGCAGTCGGCCCTTGGCAAAAAGCGACTCGAAGCTCCCAATGAGAATTGGGGTGAGGAGGACTGGTCGAACTTCTACTCAAACGTCCGTCCAGAGACACCTGACGGCTATGTCTTTGAGGACAGTTATGACGTCACAAAGGGCGAAGAAGTTGTGAAGCACAGCCTCTCTGAGGGCGATGTTACAGAACTCCGCACGGTGGCCGATCAGCTGAACCTCTCGCCCCAACAGGCCGCGCAGCTCGGAGAGATCTGGGCGAACCGCTCAGTTGGTGCAGAAGGTACCCTTTCAGAGCAGATCAATGAATCTGTGACGGCCCAGCAGCGTACGCTCCAGAACGAGTGGGCGGATAACTACGAGATCAATCACAAGTCTGCGAACGAAGCGTTTGAGATCTTGGCTGAGAAGGTTCCTGAGCTTCGTGAGCTTGTTGAGTGGTCTCCTATTGTGGAGAACCACCCAGGGATCATGAAGCTGTTCCATACGCTCGCACCGCTCGTACAGGACGCGGGCATGGTCGGCGGACGACAGGGCGGAGGATTCACAGGAGACACCGTAGCGGGTGTTCAGGCACAGATTAAGGATTTCGAGTCCCAGAACGCGGATCTCCTGATGACTGATCCGAATACGTTGTCTATCGCAGATAAACTGAAGCGTGAGGATATGCTAAAGCAACGTACGGCGCTTTATCAGAAACTTCACCCGTAACGACAATCTCTTGTTGACATAGTGTTCATTTTAGGGCTGTCTCATCATAGAGGCAGCCCTATTTTGTAGGGTCTCTGGAAAGCTGTATCAGCCGCTGGTAACGTAATACTAGAAGAGTCCGAAAGGGCAGCTCCTCGAAACACAAACATTCGCAGAGCACGGTGCTCTACGAGCAACTTCTATTCAGTTATTTTTATTATGAATCCAGGAACCCCTGAAAGCATTGAAACCAGTTTCGTGAACCAGTTTCGCGAAGGTTTCCAAAAAGCCTTCCAGCAAACGGAGTCGAAACTCGACCCTCTTGTTGAACACGAATCACAATCGTCCGAATATCAGTATTGGGACCGTATCGGTGAAGCCGAAGAAATGCAGGAGGATAACACCCGTTATGGTGACAATCCTGTATCTGAGATCCCTCACGACCGTCGTCGCATCGGCCTCAAGTCTTACGACTTGGGTAAGATCATCGACGAGAAGGATCTCATGCGCGTCATCACTGACCCGAAGAATCCTTACAGCACTTCCATGCTTTCCTCTGGTAAGCGTAAGCGCGATGACATCATCAACGAAGGCTACTACGCTCCCGCGTATACAGGTAAGTCTGGTGACACCGTAGTTAATTACTGCGTGGCTCCGACAGACCTCGACGGCACTACAGTTACCGTCGGTGAGATCAGTAATGGCTCCTCGAACAAGATCCTAGCTACTTCAGGCCGGTATACGCTCAAGAGTGGCAGCTACGAAGGTGTCTCCGTCGGTTCCAACTTTACCCTCTCGGGTACTCCTGGAACATACGGTCTCACAATTGATAAACTCAAGGCGATTCGCACTTCGATGCTTCGCCTCGAAGCTATCGATGAGAACACGCAGCTCGACTGTGTGATGACCTCGTACCAGTGGGAAGAGCTCTTGAAGTTTGAAGAGATCATCAATGCAGACTACTCTATCAAGAAGAGTCTCGCAGATGGTAATCCAACCAATATCCTTGGTTTCAACTTCAAGATGAGTGAGCGTCTCCCAATTGTGGGTGACGAGCGCCGCATCCGTGTCTCGCTTCCGCAAGCACAGAAACTGACAATCGGCCAAGAGCTGGTTGGCGACATCTGGCGCCTGTCTGGTAAGAAGAAAGCTCCTTACATCTACTACAAGCAGACCATTGGTACTTCCCGCATGTGGGGTGAAGTTGCTGGTGAAATCCGCTGCACAGAGGCGTAAGCTCACCCTTAACCCAATATCATAAACTATTATGGCCAGTATCGTTTACTCCGACGCCTCGACCGAGCTTACTCAAGTTCGCGGTCAGGGCCACAATCCGCTTAGCCCCGTCGATGACGGTGCTCGCGTTCGCATCAAGCGCTTCTCCTATACCGCAACTGGGGCTGTCACCGCAGGTGCAGTTCTGGAAGCAGTCGAGCTCCCGTCTAAAGCTGTTGTTGTAGAGACTGTTCTCAGTTCTCTCTCTGTCAGCAATTCTGCGGAGGTCGAAATTGGATACGCAACCAAAGCCACACCTACCGATGACAACTCGGACGCCTTGCTCGCAGCTACTGCTGTTGCAGGTCTCTCCGCAGCTGGCGAACGTGGTGTAGACGTTGGCGAAGGCATCCAGACAGTGACTATTACTACTTCGGTAGGTGATCTCGCTGCTGACGACACTCTTACAGGATTCATCCTGTACGTGGTTAATACCTAACATCAACCGAGGGCCCGTCTTGGCATGGGCGGGCCCTCACCCTTTTTATGGCAACAGAGCTTGAGATCGCAAACACCGCTATCGCTGAGGTAGGCGGACATGAGACCATCACCGACCTGGATGAAAATTCAGCCGAGGCGAAGGTTGTAAAACCTGCGCTCGCTCGTGCCATTCCATACATAGCGTCTAAATGGGATTGGCCTGTTGCACGCAAACGTGAGCTTCAAGTAGCTGACGGTACTTTTTCAGGAGACTCCCGATATGGTTTCCGATTCGCCTCCAAGCCCAACGGGACATGGCGTTATGAGACAGAGGACGGCTCCCTGCTTACCGATTTTGCCATTGAGAACGGGTACGTATATACGAATGTCGAGAATACGTATTTCCGCTATACTGATGTGGCTACTACAGATGTGACCACATGGCCTGAAGTTCTGACACGTGTTCTCGAATACTACCTTGCTGCGCGTATCTCAGTTCCTCTGTCCGCAGGAGAAGGTACGCGACAAGAGATGGACACCCTTTGGCGACAAGAGCTGAAAGATGCCAAATCCCAATTCTCCCGACAAGGCCCGCCACAGACCTACATGAGCGACGCCCAGTCACAGTTTATTGAAGCGCATCAAGGTAATGGCACCATATAACCAAGTTACTACAGATTTTACAGGCGGTCTCATGGGCCCCTATATGCGTGGTCGCCTCGATGTAGACAAGTACAACAAGGGGCTCCAGCGCATAGAGAACTTCATCCCGTCTATCCAAGGTCCTGTGAAGTATCGAGAAGGATTTAAGTGGATGGAAGACGCTGTTGAAGGCAATGTTAAGCTTATCTCGTTCTCTATTAATAATGAGAATCGGTTCCTGCTCCGCCTGTCGGAAGGTCTGCTTCATGTGTATAGCACGGACGGGCTTCTTCTCTATGTCCGAGAGAATGGTGTGGAGGGTGTAGACATTCCATATACGGACTCTGAGATACCCGATGTGCGCTATTCCCGAGAGGTGGAGAAGATGGTATTCACGCACACGAACCATCCACCCTATGAGTTATCAGCAAATACGGTGTTCGAGTCTGTGGCCCTATATTCTACAGAAACGGATCTTGTAAATAACCCGCCTAATTACCGTCTTCAGGACATCAACGGCACACCTTTGTTTGCGGGTTCTGCGGGTTCCGAGGGACTGACACCATGGACCTTTAGTAAGGTGGATTATACGTCACATCCTTTCGAGAGAATTGATACTTCAGATGTGTCTATGCGAGTTGATCCTGGTAAGGAGGTTGTTCGCCTTGAGTCAACGGCTGATGATTTTACATTCACGGCGGCCCAGATTACCGACATGGCAACTACGCCATATTATGTTGAATATAAGGTGTCCAACCAGTGGGCACTCGGTCGCGTCCTGACACTTGCTACGAACGAGGAGGGTATCACAGGTCCTGCGGACCCCGCAGATACTGTCTGCTATGTTGATCCCGTGGATTCCGTGGTCAATGTTGAGGACCCTTCCGTGCGTTTGTTCGGACTCAAAGGAACAGGTTCAGGTAAGTGGCAGGAAAACGACGGGGTTCCCCTCAATAAGTGGCATGTCCGAGCAGATGCTGCCATCTTCGAGACTGCACATATTGGGGCATGGGTCCGTGTTGGAGGTGATAAACTATTTACAAATGTGTGCCTTCCAACCCGTGATACGGGGGACACAGTGAACTCTTCACAGGATGGCCTTGTCCGATGGTTTTATTTGAAGGACTACCGTGGTCTTGAGGATCACCCTGTGGACTTCATCTATGAGGACCTTGAAAGTACGTCCTACGAGTCAGGCAGCACCTATGAGGTATATGAGTGGGGCACTTCTGTCACCGAATTTGATGTGAACGCCCCAGAAGGTACTCCTCGCCAACGATACAAGGTACGTTCTTCAGGAAGCTCTCCTCGGTTTATCATGGACCACTCTATCACTACTGCATCGGGTGATGACAGTGCTGAGGGTAGCCCGATAACGGTAGCCAACCACGCAGTTATTGCGAATATGTCCACACAGAGACAGTTCGACGTGTTTGAGGCGGACGAGAATCAGGTGGTTCTTGAAGACACTACAAAAACACTTGAGGGAAGCGGTACACTTCGTACGGCTGTCGGTACTGTCTCCGTCTATGATCTGACTAATGACCCTGATGGTCTGGCCTCTCATACAACTACACTTTATGCCAGTAAAAACGTATTCTCTAACACCCGTGACACGGGTCGTTATTTTCTTGGCAACTTGGTGGATAAGTGGGTGCTCCTTCGCATTACTTCTACTCAATCTACCATCGCCACCTGCGACGTCCTCTCAGACATCCCAAGGGATGCCCTCACAGGGGAGCTCAATAACAACGGGGTATTTACCGAGTATCGATGGGGTGCGTGGTACGATAACAACTGGCCTGTTTCAGTATCCTTCTACGAACAGCGTAGGGTATATGCAGGATCTAAGAATGATCCCAATCTCGTATGGCTCAGCAGCACCAAGGACGATACCGATTTCCGAACAGTTGAGCCTGACGGCACCGTGCTGGATACTACAGGAATCACTTACCCCCTCGGTACATCCTCTACCATTATTAGGTGGCTGGAATCGGGTCCCACCTTAATTGTAGGGACGGAATCAAATGAATGGCAGTTGAGGCCCAACGAGTTCTCAGCTGCCATTACTCCTAGTAATATCAGAATTACGCAGGAGACCTCTATTGGCTCTGACCAGCAGGGCATGCGTGTGGGTGCTTCTGTGTTCTTTCCACATATCAGTGGCAGGAGCTTCTCGGAGTTCATTTTTGACTTTCAGTCACAGTCTTTCGATACCAAGACCACTACAAAACTGGTACCTACCCTGTTTGACAGTGATCCGATTATTTCATTTTCCTATCAGGCAAATCCGAACGCAGTATTCTGGATCATTACAGAGTCTGGTCGTCTGGTCACGCTGACATACCGAAAAGAGGATGATTACTACGCGTGGGCAGAACATACCACTGACGGTACCTTTGTGGAGGTAGAGGTTGTCCCTAAAGGCGATACGGTGACTTCTGAGGATCAGGTATGGGCGATTATCGACCGCAATGGCCTTCGTACTATGGAACGTATGCATGCATCGTTCATTGATACGGGGGCAGATAATTATAAAGAAAATGCTGCCTTTCTTGATTCTTATTCTCGCACACCTGCTACAGGGTACCACGAGTCCCCAAGTGTAGAAGTACCTGTACCTGATAGATTGCTGGACGAGAGCAGCTGTGTGAGAACGGTCATCGATGGACTGGACTATGGATGCCTCCCTGTCCTGAATGGCCTTGTCACTCTTCCAGAGGGAGTGACCGTTAAAAAATACTCACTTGTCGGACTTCCTTATACCGGTGTGCTTCAAGGAAATCCTCTTGGCATAGATGTACGCGGCGGCTCGGCTTATGGACAGATTACAAGGTACGTGAAGCAGTGGTTCTACTTGTTCCGCAGCCTTGGGTTCAAGCAGGGATTCACCGAAGAAGGTGCTCTTGATATTACGAAACATCTGGAGGACGCTCCTTCAGGAGAGTCATCCCCTCTTTTCACGGGCTTCACGAAGGAAAAAACATTGCCCTCGTCCCAGTATGGAGTGGACAATGTCCCAGTGCTTATCCAAGATCAGCCTTATCCACTCACAGTCATCTCAACCGTAACGGAGGTCGAAGTAAAATAATATGGACGGAGGCGCCTCAATATTTTTAGCAATTTCTGCAATATCCAGCCTTGCATCGGGCACGGTGGGGTATCTTGGTGCCCAGCGTGCGGCTACCGCGGCGGAGCATCAGGCCACTGCCGCAGAGCAGATGGCGGCCCATAACGCTCAGATTGCACAGAACAACGCTGTGGCGGAAGCAGGGGACCAGTCGTTCCAGGCTTCCGTGGCTCAGTTCAATGCTGCTGACTCCGCACAGACTCGTTCCAAGATGCTCCGAGATCAGCGGACACAGACGGATCAGCTCCTTGCCAAGGCAGAGGCCAAGGGTGCACGCACAGGTACCTTTGATTATAGCTTTGATGACGTCCTTCGATCAGATGCACTTCTTCTGGAACGTCAAGAAGTAGAGATACTGTCTGGAGGGGCGCAAGAACGCTATCAATTCTCTCAAGAAGGAACGCTCGCTGACATGCGATCTAAGCGTGCTCTTGAAACAGGGCGCACTCAATCAGGTCTCATTCTCGCAGAGGGCCGTAATCGCTCTGCTGCATATAAAGGACAAGCATCTTCCGCCCGCATTGGAGGCTACGCAACATTCCTCGGTGGCGTAGCACAGGGCGCGGGAACAGCATCAGGGATTGAATTTAAATCTGAATAATGGCTATACGACTTAGACAGACCACGCAGAAAGACACACAAGCTTCCGCAGCCTCCTTCGGCCTTGGCTTGGACTACGGCGACGGTGGCACTCGCGCTATCCAAGGAGCACTGGGTCAGGTTGCAGGGGCTGCGAAGCAGATCGCGGGAAATCTTGAGCGCAAAGACGCAGCCACACAACAGGGCAATGGCAAGCGTAAGGGCACGAAAATGCAGGCGACATGGGATGATATGGTTCGCGAGGGTGAGACACTTATTGCAAACAAAGAGTTCGGGTTGCTTGATGATCATAAGAAAATGATGAAGGCGTGGTCAGAGAATGCCCATGTTAATGATGTCCAGTTTAGCACAGACGGTGACACCTCTGTCCGTGACGAGTATGCCAATCCCATCAATGAGCATTTCCGCAATGACTATGGCCGTGTAGAGCATGCCTTTAATATGGCAAGCCTCACAGGAGCAATGGTCCATGAGGCCGAGGTGACGTTTGAACGCTCAGGGACTATTCTTGAGCGCGATGTCGCAAGTAACACGATATCTTCTAAAACAGGGGAGGATATTACGGATCACTTAGGTATCTACTTTGATAGCGGCGCTTTTGCTGAATCTACTAACCGTGCTCAGGAAGTTTATACGGCACATGCTACAGGGCAGATGGGTGCTTACGTGGATGCTATGCGTTTCAAGCAGGCACGTAATCCTAATATCGAAGACGCTAAGCAGCAGCTAAAGGACGCTTCCGAGCAGGTCAGAGAAGCTACATGGATGGGCGTAGATGCCCAGAACGGTATGCTTGACACTCTCAGCGTCCAGTTCAAGGCAATCGAAAGCGGCCAGTCTGTTTATCGCACATTGAATGACTTTGGGCAGGCAAGTAACGAGGCATCCTCTTCAGGATATGCTGATAGAGATATGGACACTATCACTCAGCAATACCGTGCTGCGAAGAGTGTAGTAAAACCAGGCTCCAGTGAGGACAAGAATCTTGATTCCTCCTATACGGCTTACGCGGTCCAGTCCGCTATGAATGGCTCGGAGCAACGTCAGTGGATGGTTGATAACCCGGATGGGAAGATTTCTGACCTTCCTGGAATCGATAAGGACGTTCTTGATAAGATTGATGACGGGGACATGAACAAGGTCCTCGGTTCCCGTGACGCTATTGTGAAGGCGTACAACGATGCAGAATCTAGTCATGGGAAGTTCGCAGCGAAGAAGACACTTTATCCACATGCCGCAGGGGTGTTTCATTCATTTGATACATCTATGCGTGTGATGCAGGCCAAGCTCGCGGCAGGGGAATCACTTTCCCATGACGATAGTGCTCGGCTTCGTCGGGAGGCGCGTAAAATGAAGCAGATTACAGGGGAGTATGATCCCCGTTTTGGCCCCAATGGTACAGTGTCAGGAGACACTATGATCGCGGGTTCAGAGGTCGCGCTGGAGATGTTAAAAGACAGCCCTGAACAGCTTGGAAATGTTGTCACGCTACTGACAGCAGCCAACGATGGAAATTTTGATATATCACAATGGGCAGCTGTGACATCAGACAGCGACAGTATGGATATGAAGGTAATGAAGAGAGGTATACAGACTAGTCTCTATGTTGCCCCTAATGATATCATGTATTCGGTAGTGGCACGGTCGCTTGCCCCTGTACGTCCGACGCTCGGGGGAGACGCCCTCAAAGCATACGACGCTGTCTACGCTGAGATGGACAAACTGAACGACGGTCGTAGTGTGCTTACAGGATCGCTGCAAGCGCATGCTCGACAATATGGGACAGAAGAAGAGGCGATGTTCTTTGCTAATTTGGAAAATGCAACTATTGCAGAATCGGTAGAGAATAATCCTTCATGGTCTCCTGAGTCACATATCAGCAATGCGCGTAAGCTCATACGTTCTGTAGCACAGACGTATACAGGCAGTGACGGACGTAGTGTTCTCCTTTATGCAAATACTCGCGGAAAAATCGGAGATGACGGTGTTCGGGTCCACTCGGGTACGCTGTCTGCCTTTATGGCAGGTCTGTTTGAACCAGAAGGAGAAGAAACAGGTGAAGTGTCTTACGTATCTGGCGGGGGCCGATTAGCACCTCAACGAATTGTGTATACAGATAGGCATGATCGTAACATCACCCGAGAAGAAGCCACTGATATGATGTATCACTGGGCGGGGGAGTATGTGAAGGAGAACTACGATAGTATCGTGGATCAGTATGTGGGGGGGCTCAAGAAGCACGGTCCCGCGGAATATGAAGAGGCGCTGAAGGAGTTTCGTGAGGATTATCCCGTTGAGAAGCTACTTAAAAACTTCAATCTCAGCACTGAAATGATGGACCCTGATGGCGTTCGCGTTGTCGGACTCACTACGTTCCAAGCAGGTCCTGGTGGTTTCGCGGGAGGGCAATCCATTGTGAAGATGGACTCTTCCCGTGGGGCGATGGGCCAGTTCCCGGATCGCGGGGTGTTCATTCCTGTTGACGAGATTATTAAAAAGCTCCAAGACCCTAAAGCGGCGGCACTCTATCGTGAGCAGATTAAGGAAATTGATCAGCGGGTCTTTGACTTTGAAGTAATACAGCCGTTGAAAGCAGCTGGAGAGGGGGCTGCCCGGAAAGTTGCGCCGCATGTGACAGAGGCAGCTAAGCGCTCATTCATTTCACCACTTGGTATCTTTTAAACTATGGGATTCGCGGGAACAACAGAAGCACGACTTGCAAAAGAGTCGAAATGGAATACGCCTACCACACCTAAGTTCGGGTTCTTACAGTCCTCACTTGCCCTCATGGAACGTGGAGCAACTACTGAGTCGGTAATCGGCGCAGGTGCTTCCCTTTCTCAGGAAGTGGGACTCCGTATTCAGGCAGGTGTAAACAAAGAGGAGGGTCTTACCGAGGAGCAGTTCTATGGTCGTTACGGTGAGAACACCTCAATGAAGTTCCAAGAGGACACCCCTCGTCGCGTCTGGGATTACCGTCGTGACAGAGCTGTTGAACTTGCTTCCAAGGACATTCGTGCCGCAGAGGCAGGAGGCGTCCGTCAGTTTGTAGGTGGTTCCATCGGAAGCATGGCTATCGATGCCCCCCTAATGTTTGTTCCCTTTGCTCCTGTGCTTGGAAGGGCCAAGGCAGCTGGCAGAGCGATCAAAGCAGGGAACACACTAAACGCGGCCAAGTTTGGCCAAGGGCTCCGGTCTGAGATATGGTCCGCAACCAAGCAGGTCGCTGTGGCGGGTGCTCGTCAAGAGACCCTTGAGAATGCCTTTATTTATACTGCCGCGAAGTACCGTAATAGCGACGAATATGGGATTCTGGACCTTGCGGCAGACACTGCCTTTCAGTTCCCTATCCGCGTAGTCTTCGGTTCTGGTTATATTACCAAGACTGCGAAGCATTTGAGGATGAACCGCGACCTCCTACAGGCTCGGGCTTCTATTCAGTCGGCCTACGCCAATGGCGACGTGGGCCATGTCACACAGATCCTTGCGAAATATGATCAGGAGCTGGACCTTGTCATCAAGTCTGATGAGGAGGTATCTGAGATTGTGTCTCGGGGAACTGATATCACTCCTGATGAGGCCAAACGTGTCACCCAGTTCCTGATTGATAACCAAGAGGCGGTCTGGATCAAACGGTTCGCCGCTATTGTCCCTCATGACACACGTCTCGCTACCGAAGAGATGAAGGCCAAACATAACGCGCAGGTCATGGAAGCGGTCAATAAGGTCATGGAAGGACGCCGCGAAGACCTGACCAGCGAGGAGCTCAAATGGGTCACGGAAGCAGACGCTGATACGCAGAAGGCATTTCAAGATCTCATCACTTACTTTGATACTATCAAGCCTATCGGCCCTGACGGTAAGCCTGTGGTTGCTGTGAAATCTATAACTGAGGCTGAACGCTCCTTAGCATTGGAGGCAGGGGTTCTCGCGGACTCCCTCGGCAAGAATAATGATTTCTTTAAGGACAGGCCCCGCACAGCGACCAATCTCTTGGAGTTTCTGGAAATACATCCTGAGATGGTTCCAGAACATAAGAGAGGGGCTGTAAAGAAGCGTCTGGAAATTCAGGCAGCATACGACGCACGTATTGATGCAGGTTTTGACCCCTCGCTTGCCAAGGAAGCCAGTGATAGGTTTGACGAAGGAACAGCGGACGTTGAACAAAACGTAGCTGATGAGTATGTTTTAAACAGAATGGAGAAGCTCTATCCTGAAGATATGGATTCCATAGTCTCACCTAAGCAGACGCCTACCTCCACGGAACTGGACACAGAGATCCAGCTGGACCAAGAGCTCCTTGATAAGGGCGGCCTCAGTCCTCGTGAAGTCAAGCAGACCAAGGCACGGTTGTCCAAGGCAGTTTCAGAACGCTCAAAAGTGGTTCCCCCTCCCGTCAATGAAATCCCTAAACTTACCAATAAGAAAGGGGAGCGAATCCTTGCTACCTACGACCGTTATACAGGTGAGATCAAGATTGCTGATGACGTCACTGTTGAGGAGTTTTTTAGTTACGTAGCAGGTCAAGATACCTCTAAAGCATCGCAGCAAAAGAAAAAGGTTTTGGATATCCTTGCAAGCAAGGGATACTCGTTAGACTGGTTTCAGAAAAACCTCAAAACAGACGAGGACGTCAAGCAGTTCCTTGCTGCACATGAATTGAGCCATCTCCAGAACAACGATGCGGAAGGGTACTGGAAGGAAGGAGAGGATCTTCTCACAGAAGACAAGGTTGATGTAGAGGTACGTGCTACAGAGGATGCCATCAAATCGTTCGAGTCTCGCCCTCAGCCTAAGCAAGCACCCTCCCAAGAAAAGATCGCTCAGACCATTAATGACGCGGAACGCTCGGTAGACCCTAAGAAGGTGGCCGAAGAGAAGCGCGGACCTGAAGTCAAGGAAGCTACGGAAACACAGGCCAAGGGTTCCGCCGACCAACAGGCTTTCGACTCCGACCCTGTATCTTCCCTAATCGGACGCATCGCAGAGCTTCTTCCTCCTCCGATGGCACGTCTGCTCAATGAGCCGTTGGATACGAAGACTGTCTCTGAGACAGGTGTCACGGATCAGATGCAGCGCAAGCAAGCGCTCCTTGAATACCTTGAAGAGAACTTTGATAAGGACGATCCTATTCATGCCGAATACTCTGAGTTGTTTGACGACATCTTCTCGTTCTACGGCTACATGGGGTCTCAGCGTAAACAGGCGGCGCGTGTGCTGAAAGACCTTCGGGCGAAGAAACCGATCCGTACAAAGCTCTCAGACAATATGTTTATGCGCCTGTCACAGCTTGTGGCAGATGGCGACAGTGATCCAATGATCTTGTCAAAGATGGACGCACTTTTTCAAGAGGAGCAGCTGGCCTTTGCCATGCGCTCGATCCATGATTTCAATGTCCGCCAGCGACATGCGTCCATGCACGGGAAGGCCCCCAGCACGGTGCTTAAATATCTTCAGTCATACATGGACGGGACGATTCGCTCTGAGGCAAAGACGGAGGCGTCTCCGCGTAGAGCCATCCATGCAGGTGCCTCAATAGATGCACAGATCAAGGCCCAGATCACACTGGATCAGATGCCGATCCTTGAGGTGCTCCATGAAACAGGGTTCTACGACTTGTTCATGGGGGCGATTACAGGAAAGTACACCGATGCTTACCGCTTCGATAAGCTTGCAACGGTTGCGGATCAACGTGCCCGCGAGATCTATGGTGAGAACCTTGAGAAGGCGTCCAATGCGTTTATCGAGGACCTCATGGCATACGCCCGCTCAGGGGAAGTTCCCCTTACATGGAAGGACGTTCCCGAGTTTGAGAAGATTGCTAAGGTCTTCAAAGCTACTCCAGAGGCACAGGCAGGGAACATGAACAAGACAGGCGCGAACATTCACATGCGCAAGTTCTATTCGGGCATCTCTCAACGGTGGGATGAAGTCACTATCAAGAAGCACGGCTACGAACAGTTTAAGGCGGACATGCTAGATGCAGTTGACTGGGAAGCGACCAAGAAGATGCACGGAGGCAAGCTCCATAAGAACCTGAACGATGTCGAGGCTGCACGTAAACGCCGTGAGCAAGGAATGCCCGCAGAGCCCACTGAATGGGTAGACTGGGACGATGAAGCATTTATCAAAGGTTGGTTCACTGAGCTTGGCCGTCCTACACCAGACATGGACCATGCGTCCATGGACATCGCCCGCTCAATGTCCAAGTCTCGTCGTGTTATCCTCAAGTCAGACAAGGAGGCCGCGATGCTCAAGAAATATAGCGGCCACAAGAACCTTGGTCGCCTGTATATTGATCAGGTTCGGTACCGCTCGGAAATGCTCGGTGTGGCTAATTCTTTGGGTAATCAGCCTATCCCGAATTTCAACAAGGTCATGAAAGCACATGGCGTAGAGGCGGGAATTAACAACACACGTGAAGGCTGGTTCAAGGACAAGCGCCACGAACGTGCTGTGAACCACCTGTCAAACACTGTACGTATGGCGACAGGGGCCCTTGACAATCCTGTAGACAAAGACCTTGCGCATCGCGCACGTCAGATTCGTCAGGTGTCCAACATTCTCTATCTTCCGAAGGCAGGTATCTCTGCATTGAACGATGTTCCAGGGATTACTTCGACGTTGAAGTATCAGGGAGTGAACATCGGCATGCTGGACATGCGGTTCTGGTCCAGCTACCTCTCGAACGTCGCACGTCGGTTTAATGGGAACCGCGATGAGATGAGCCGCTACTTCCTATCGGAAGCAGCTGGAATGGACTCTTTCCTGAATGCACAGTCCGCCCGATTCTCTATCTCTGAGGGAGGCACCCCAGGAGAGTTGATCACAAAGGCCAACGAGTCGCTGTTCAATATGAACTTCCTGAACCTTATCACTGCCGCTGGTCAGGACACTTATATTGACCTGCTTTCCATGGACATGGGAAGCCAGATCAAGGGACTCAAGAAAGGGGACCCTGCATGGCATAGTCTTAATGACTTCGGGTTCTCTGAACAGGAGATCGCGGACCTTGGTAAGTATGTTGGTCAGACGGCTGACGGCGTCTCTCGCATATCCTCAAGCATGGTTCCTGATCCTGAGCTATCCCGTAAGCTTCGGGAGTATCAGATTCACTATATGAATAATGCGGTGATTACTCCTGACCTTGGAACACAGGCGCAGGTTCGCATGGGTCAGCAGGACGGTACGTGGCGCGGGGTCGCTGCACGTAATGTTATGCAATATATGTCATTTCCGCTGGCTACCTCGAATATCCACTTCAAGAGATACATCAACGGGTATGATGGCTCACATGGATTCAACTCTCGTAGCCGCATGATGGGCCACATGAGCGGCTGGATCGGTGGGGCAATGGCCATGGGCTACATTTCTATGGTTCTGAAGGACCTTGCCTCGGGACGTGAACCAATGTTCCTACATAACATGACGGCCGCAGGTATTGGGCGCGTCTACAATTCCTCGGGGGTAGGGGGTATCATTGACCCACTGCTCGGAGGTATTGTTGATCGAGAAGTTCCTGCGGCACCTATCCTGACACTTCCGCTGGAGATCTTCGGAGCACAGAGTGGTGCACAGGCGCTTCACCGTGCTCGACCACTCTACGGCTCAGCATATCCTGTTATTGGTCCTGTCATCAGTATGCTGATGGGAACGGCACTAGGGGACGCTCTTCCGCTCTACTATGAACAGAAGAAGGGAGATGAGTTTTTCGAGCGAAAGTATAACCAAGAAAAATTCATTAAAGCGGCACAGAACTATGGCAGATAACCTTGACTTAATCACTAAAACCAACTAGCAACATATTATGAACCTTACCACCACAGGACGCTCAACATCATTCCCCGTCAGAGGGGGACCACACTTTCTCAATATCGACGGTGCCTCCTTTGGTGGGACCGCTGTTCGCCTTGATTGGCAGGAGGAAGAAGGTGACGAATGGTCGCCTCTGCTAGACGAGGACGGCGCGGAACTCGCTGTGACAGCCGCATACAATAAAGTTGTCACGCTTGGCGAGGGGTACATTTCATTCTTTCTTACAGGGGGCACAGGAATTGACCTGAAGGCCACTGTTAAACGCGCGTACTAATGGTAATTAAGCCCGTCATACGCAGTGTCTTTTCGCCAGTGATCCAGGGGGTCTTTGGGGCGACGGGCTTCACTGGCCTACTCGACCTTTACGGCGGCGCAAAGGCAGCATATAGCCTCCGCGCATTGAGTCGCGGGTGGCTAGCTGGTGACGTGGTGGAGGTGCGGCGCAGTTCGGACAGTGCAACGCAGGATTTCACGGCTAGTCAGATCACGAATGGTCAAATGCTAGACTTCGTGAATGGCGGGACGACTGATCTGTATAACTCGGCGCGGTATTTTAACGGGGTGGACGCAAGGGTTTCAATATCTTCATACACACACAATACCGACACTGACGTAATTTTAAACTTTACCACATACAATTTATCCTCAATTGGTGATTTTCGACTAGCGGGTGACTCGGCATCTAATCATATCAAAATATCAGATTCGGTATATGACGTTCGACTGCGACTTGGCGGCGTAAATTATCAATATGGCAATGGGACTAGATTTTCTGACTTTAATTCATGTGAGTTAATTGTTCGCAGATCAGGCACATCATACGAAGTTATATTGGACGGCGAATCTCTAGGTAGTCAAACCGTTGCCACTGACTTGGTAATTACATCATTTCCGCAAGCTGGTGAAGTGTTTGAGGGGCTAATAACAACCGTAGAACTGGGATCATCACACGCCTACACTGGTCTCGGCACATCTGTCACGGCATGGCAGGACACCATCGGCAGCAATGACGGCACAGAGACGAGCGGCGCACCCTACACAGGGCAACCCTACGACGGCTTCGTACCAACATGGTACGACCAAAGCGGCAACGCCAAAAACGCGACACAGGGCACGACAACATCACAGCCGAAGATTGTGGACGCTGGGGCGTTGGTTACTGGTGGGCTTGATTTTGATGGCGTGGATGATGGACTGTCCGTAAGTGGGCAAGTGCTAACATCCTCTTCGTTCTATGCTACTTCCGTGGTGCAACACGCAACGGGGGTATCAACGGCTAATGGTCAAAACGTATTTGGGCAATATCAAGTAACAACATCGGGTAGATTCCAGCTATCTGCCAATAACTCAAGTGAATATTCCTTCTTTGCACATGCAACAGACTCTATCGTGGGATTTGGAACAGGAGCAATCGGAACTTCTCAAACGCTACTTTCTGTCAATGGAGATGGAAGCAACGCCGAAATATGGCGAGACGGAACTAGCAAAGCCACGGACACTTACTCTGGATTTACTCCAGCGAATGTTAATTTTACTATCGGCATTGATTCAGCTGGTCTGCGTGAGTTTAACGGAAAGATTGCAGAGGTGATTATTTACAACACTAGCCAATCCGCAAACCGCGTCGGCATCGAGACGAACATCAATGACCACTACTCGATTTACTTATGACTTACCTAATCCTAAGCCAACCCTCTGAAGAATACGCACGTGCAGTCTCGCATGAGCTATGGATGCTCGCACGTCCTCGCGGAATCAGTGACAACGAAACCTCGCAGTATTTCTGCGGAGTCATTCAGCATGACGGGCAAGTTGCAATTGGCCCGTTAGACGGGACGCAACCAGTACACTCCGACGCTGACGAGTTGTCATTCGGGCAGTTGATCGGCGCAGCAATCACTGAAGAGGAAGAAGCTGGAATCGTCGCGGCAATCACAGAAGCCAAGGGCGGCTCAATTGACATCGTAGCACTTATCTCACTCTCACCATCACTATCACCCAATCTACAAACCTACGAGCAGCTAGAAGCAGCAGGATGGTTCACAAGCGAAGAAATCTAAGACCATGCAAATCGACCCTCAACTCTTCTACTCCCTGTTCGGCCTTGGCCAATTTGTCATCTGCGGGATTGGTGCGTGGACTCTTACCGCTGTCATCAAGCAAGGCAATCGACTTACGAAAGTTGAGACCCTGCTGGAGACTTCCTTGATCGAAGACATTAAGGACCTGAAAAATCGCGTTCGCAAAGTCGAACAAACATGTAAATACTGCACCAAATGAAACCAATACACACAACACTAGGACTACTCGTTGCCACTACACTGTTTACTGGCTGCCTCGGAATTGATCCAATTCGCACGGACGCGGAATACACGCCTCAACCGAGCACTGGACAACCCGCGTTTAAGTACGGCTCGGAAAAGGACATTCTCTATAACCACACAGAGACCACCCCTGACGGTGCGGTTACTACGACTGATATCAAGGTATTGGCAAGCGCGGCAGCTTACGCAGATGCCGAGCGTCAGGCTATTCAGGCCGAGACCAGTCGGGTGAATGCAGAGCTCGGGCTGTCTGCGGTACAGGCCCTGCTGCCATTAGTCGCCCCCGCTCCTCTTCCCGTAGTGGAGTAGCCCGTATCACTCGTATCAGTCCCGTATCACTTTTTCCTAACGTCTGATCGTTACGAACACTATACTGTTAAAGGGCTGAAACGTGACTCGATCAATTGTATCACTTTTCTCAACCAAAAAAAAATAAAAAAATACCCAGCCAAAAAGTGATACAATTGATCTAAATCCTTCCTAATCCCTTTAATACTATATAGCCATAACGTATCAGTGCCCGAAAAAAAGTGATACGGGACTGATACGAGTGATACGAAACCTATGAAATACGCCTATTATGCCTCTGGATTCCGCGAGAAACGCGGGAACCGCACTGGAACTAAACTCAATGCTCGGATTGTACGGGACAGCCACCCTCGTGCCCGTGTGACCTATGTTGAGTGGAACGATGACCCGAAGGAATATGCCCGGGACCTTGCTGACGTGTGGCAACGCGGGGATACTGTTATTGCTCAGGGATACTCCTGGGGGGCGGGTAATTGGCTCTACAAGTTCCTCTGGGAACTTTTCCGACTCAACCCCCTTATAAAGGTCGATCACGTCTTCCTGATCGATCCTGTGGTCCGCAGCAAGTGGCCATGGATGCGGTGGATGGCTGTCACGGACCATGGAACCATTGAGCTACCCGAGAATGTTGTTGAGTGGCAGGGTGTCCGACAGGATGTGAATGAGCCTAATGCCTCTAATTTGAAGATCGGTGGGACGGATGTTCCACGGGAGCAGCTGCGACCACTACATTGTACGCATTCTGAGATCGACAACCATAAGAATGTTCGTAATATCACTCTCGAACTTGCAAATAAATACCTGTAATCATGGCTGAAGACCCTACATACGACATTCCTCTCGAAGCAGATCAGATCAGCACTGCCCTGCAACAGGTTCATAATGCGCACAGCTCCAGCGTCCCTGCTGATTCGGACAACATGGTCCGTTCTCGTGCGGTAAGTACGGCCATTCAAACAGAGGCCACTGCACGTAGCAGTGCGGATACTGCCTTGGACGGCAGGGTCACTGCTCTGGAGAATCCTTCTTCCACCGCTCTTCTTGATAAAGGCAGGCTAGTTCTCCTTGATAGAATAAGAAGTAACAGCGATGGCTACTTTTACCTGTCTTACCCGTCTAGCTCCCTACACCCTTTGACGAGGGTAGAGGTCTTCGGAGATGTAGAAGCATGGACGCCTAGTAGCAGTACACATGGTATACTTATTCCTTCAGGTACCTATATAATAGAGACCGCGCTTTACATACACAACAACGACTCATCAGGTTCTTGGAAAGTGTCGATTCGCATCAATGATGTAGATGTATTTGATACACTTACATCAACCAATCTTGACCCTTTCTATGACAGAAGATATCATACAGTTACAGACGGTCCTGTGTCTCTGGGCCCTTACTTTACGCAGTACGGCGCTGGTAATGTGCACCTTAGTGGTGAGGTGACAGTCACTCGTATATATTAAACTTTCCTAATTATGCCAGAAGAAACCTATAACATAAATCTTGATGCCGATCAGATTCAGACTGCCCTGAATGACGTTCATGGCGCTGACAGTGAACCAACGGCAGCTTCTACTAATATGGTGAGATCGGGCGGGCTTCTGACTTATCTTGATTCCTTTCGGGCTAGTTCTGGATACGGGGTATATGCGGACGCCGAGCATACAGAGATTTCCCCACAAGTTATAGAAGATACGCGGGAACAGCTGACCATTAATGGGGAGGGGGATAGTAGTTATACCGAGCAGTTGCCTACGGGAGTCCCTGAATTATGGAGTACTCTTTCTGATTATATTGTCCCTGAAAATGTGGGCGACGGGTACATGATCCGTATCGACTTCCGCTATAAGTGCTCGATGCAGAGCAGCTACTTCGATATTGAGCTGGATATCAGCCCTACGGGCGATGGTTCCATTGTGATCCTATTGGACACTGTTCAGGCCCTGAAGTCAGCCAATACCGAAGCACGTTACTCACAGACGCATATGATATACTCCCGAGATACCTTCGTGGCTAACAAGGGACGTCTGTTCATCAATACGACGGATGCAGGGCCCACTGTTTCGGTTTACAGTAAGTCTGTTACAATTGGTCGATTCCACAAGGCAATCTAGTCGCCGCGCCTAAGATCTAATAACATGGACTATTTACAGTACGCTGCCTCCCTATTGCCCTCTATCATCATGACCTGTGGACTACACGCTATCTCAGTCGGTGAATATGACAAAGGACTCCTAAACACTAGCGAGCACCATGGGTTCATTGGTTCAAGTGCCATTAAGGTAGGTATCCAGACCACTACGCAGATTGAAATGCGAAGTAACCACGGTTCTATCATCTTATCAGGCAATGGATGGACATTTAACGATGACCTAATCCTAGCTAATGATCTCAATATCACCAGCCCTAAAGAGTTTGACAACTGTGATGTTTTAACTATCGTTGGATCATATGATAAACAATCATATGCTATTGATTTCATTAAACACTACCGCAAACGTCACGAGCGCCTAAGAGTGATCTCCGTGCGTCCTCAGACCCCTGAGCCTTCTATGTGGGCTACCTTGATGGGAATACTGGCTGGAGCTGTTGCTTTCTTTAAACGTCGTTTCCACAAGGCAATCTAGCCTCCTTTTTTCGAGCCACGACGGTTCCCGTTTTTTATCATTTTTCCACGTTTACGGCGGTGCTTCCGCTCGTTTATGTCGATGAACGTAATGATGTCCCCTGTCCCTTTGCAATATATGCAGTGGAACATGTCTTTTCCTACTTTAACAGTTACTTGAAGCCTGTCTGGATTCATCGTTGTAGACATTGATACCACTTTGTTATTCCTGATAAGGTGCTCCAGAGCATTGATCTGTTCTGTCTCGATCTCGCGCCCATATCGCTTTAGGAACCGTTCTTTTGCGTGCTTGTATTTTGATTTCACTTGCCCCTCCTTTGTAGCTCACGTTCAATGTACCACTTGGCCTTGTTGAGGTCCTCTAGTGCATCGTTCTTCAGATCGGCGCGCCAGATATATTTCACAGCGTTGCCGAGGTTGAAGCCCATGTGCTCCGTGATCTGGATGCACTCGATCCCCGAAGGATGGTCGGTGTAGTGCTTCGGATGGTTCACTGGGTCGTGTTTCGTTATGCTTTCTTTACTCATGATTGAATCGCTTTCTGTAGATCTGTAAGAACCATATCGGCCAGATCTTTCTTTTGGGTTAGTCGGTCAATGATCATCTGGTCCAGTGATTCAGGGACTACTAGATCAATGTAGGTGCATTCATTCTTCTGGCCGTGACGGTGGATCCGGTCTTGCGACTGTAACCGTGCTTCCAGTGAATAGGTGTTGGCATAGTAGACCATGGTATGTGCTCGGTGAAGAGTTAAACCTTTTGCAGCAGCAGAAGTTCCAAGGAAGAAATTTGCTTCTCCGTTTTGGAACTTCCGCACTGCATCCTGTCTATCCTGTGTGCTAGTGCCGCCATGATATTCCACTACCGAATTGTCCCCGTAGATTCCACGGAGGAGTTCGGATACTTGTTCGATGTTTCGACGGTATGCACAGAAGATAACGAGGGGTTTTGTAGTTTCGGCAATCTGAGCGACTGCGGCAAGTCTATTGTTTGGTATGTCGGTAATTGCGCCGCTGTCGTCTATGACGAATCCACAAAGGATTTGGTGTAGTTTTACTATCTTCGCTAATGCTATGGTCACTGATACTATGCTTCCATTGTCCAATTCCGAGAGGCACAAGTCCTTGACCTCGGAATATATTTTTCGCTGCTCTGCTGTCAGTTCGACAGCACGCTGCATAAAGGTTTTCTCTGGCAGATCCATACACTGCTCTTTCAGGATTCTGGACGAGAAGGGCTTAATGTCTTCTTTCAGCCGCTCAAGGTTCTGGTAGCCGATGATCTTCTTGAACGCTCTGTTCTGCATCATCATGACTTCTTCAATCGCGAACATGTTCTTGAACCCAGTCCATGTGGAATATGGAAGACACCCTTTACTTAAAAATTGGCACTGGCTCCACAGGTCCAGTGGTCCCTGTGTGATGGGCGTGCCGTTAAGAATCCAGCGACGTGTCGCCATCTTTCCGAGCTGCATAGCCGCCTTGCTCTGCGCTGCCTTATGGTTCTTGATACAGGTGGACTCGTCAATGATCAGCTCCGTATGGATCACGCTATTCATGAAGTCTATGGCATAGCCCAGCCCTGACTTGTTGCGGATCGCCTCAACGTTCATCAGCCAGATTTTCTTTTCGGCAGTGGACTCGTAGAAGGCCAGCAGCTCACGCTTTGCCTTCTGCGTCGTCGGCTTCCCGCGCCAGCAGTAGACTGCGTAATTCTCACAGGGCAGGTGCTTCTCAACTTCGATAGCGTCCCAGTTCAGGTGAAGGCCATTGGGCGCAAGGACCATGATCCCGTCGCATGGGCCGTTGCCCACAACATCGAGGATCGTCTTGGTCTTGCCTGATCCCATCTCCCAGAAGAGCGCACCATATTCTTCCTCATGGAAGCGTTCGGCACCCTCGCGCTGGTGGGCCATTGGTTCTGTTTTATAGTCCATCAGTGATCAAGTAATTGGGTTTCAGGTTTCGTGGTGAGCCCGCAGACGGTGCGCACAGTTTCAATATTAGTATGTGTGTCATCGCCTCGTTTGGCTCCTTCGATTTCAAGAGCATTGATCAGCTCTCTGATTGTCATGGTGTATCGGCTCATAATTCTGTGATGTCTAAGTTGGCTCGTAGTTGTAGTTTTTCTTCGATTGTATTGATTGCCTCAATCAACGCAGTTCTGTCGGCTACGCCATATATATGACGAAGAGAATGTCGCAACGCCTCAACGGCACGTTGTGCATCCCCGTAGAGCTTCTGGTCGAGTTCCTTCTTCATGGCTGCGACTGTTTCGCCAACCATGTCGCCGTCATAAACCCCTGGATAGCATAGTTGCATGAGACGAATTTCAGGAAGGGTGAGTGTTAATGTAACTCGTCCTGACCATCTCTGTTCTTCAGCGATCAATTGGACTGTTGGTCTTGTGTCGTCGTGGCTCATAATGGATAAAATCTCTCGGTTAATGGGATATGAAGAAATAGGTTCTTCTTGGCCCGTGTGCAGCCAACGTAGAATACGCGGTGCTCGTCGTCGGGATTGTTTCTAAAGTTGGTTTCTGTGAAATAGGACATGTCGGGCAGCAGCACAACATTGTCAGCTTCCGCCCCTTTGACCGCGTGGATCGTTGTAATCTTAACTCGGCACTCCTCGTCCAGTGCTCCACTATTGTCCAACTGGACAAGGGTGTCTCTTGTTCTGTCAGGCAGCTGGAACATTGTTTCCCATGGTGCGGTATCACGTAAGCCATATTGCCCTATTAGCTCGTCCTTGTCCAACCATTCTCCGTCATCTACTGCATTCAGCATCTTCTTGCCTCCGCGTTTTACGCCAGGTCCTGACTTGAGGTAGCCGTAGATCTCTTTGGCCATTGTCACAGGGATCGAGAAGCCTTTTCTCAACTCCTTCCATGACTTGATACATTCTAGCAGTCCAGGCGACAGTATTGAATCGGCACTGTCTGACTCAAACATGACCCCTGCTTTGAGCAGTTCGCCTTCTATCCATGGTAGGAATGAACGGTTCCTTGCAAGGAAGAACCATGTTCCCTCAGACAGGTCCAGTTGATTGATCCCGAGGATACGCTGCACGGTTCCTTCGGACTTCTTCGAGGTCACAGTGTATTCCTGCTTTTTCGTAATACGTTCGGCAATTCCTTCTGCATACGACAGTATTTCTTCGGGCAAGCGGTATGATGTGTCCAGAACGTGCCGCTCTCCTTCCATGTCGATCAGTATTTCTGGCTGTCCGCCATTGAACGCGTAGATCGCTTGCTTGTCATCGCCCGCCACCACGTAGTCGTTCACGTGCTTTGACATCTCGTGGATGATGGACCACTGTAGTCCTGAAAGGTCCTGCGCTTCATCCACTAGCAAGGCGTCGATGTTTAAGGGGTTCCGCTTTACCACTGCCAGAAATTGCTCCAGCATGTCAGTAAAGTCATACTTACCCAGTGACTCGCGGTATTCTCGATAATTGTTCGAGAAGTCCTCGATCTGATTAGCACTGAAGTGTGTCACTTCCTGTGTCGTAGCAATGTCCTCGGCACTCACTTGTCGCCCGCGCATCAGTGCATCGAGCGATAGCATATGGTCACCCAATCCTGCCCGCTGGTTCGTGTTTCCGTCCTTCTTGCTGATGGCATTGGCTCCTGTAATAGGATACCCGCTGTGCATACCGTAGCCGATCAGGTCCGATCTGCTGACCATTGGGGCATAGGGGATGCTACGGTATGCCACGGAGTGTAGCGTTCGGAAGTATCGAAAGTTTTCTTCAGAGAGCTCAGGGAACTTCAGGCACGCTCGGTGCGCCAGTTCCTTGGCTCCTGCATTGGTGAATGTAGTAAAACATATTTTTTCAGGCTTCGTATGGGCGAGCAGCTTCGACAGGATGTCGAGAAGAGCGGTCGTCTTCCCTGTTCCTGCGGAAGCTACGTAGATGGTTGGGTTTGGCATTATAAGAATTTAAGCAGGTCGGTTTCTTGGATTTTTTCATCTGGCTTGAGCCCTGTTACAAAATCTTTTAGCGCGTATAGGCTGGCTTTGATATTGCTGGTGTCGTGCCTATAGGCGTTTCGTAAGACACCAGCACAACAGAGCCAGCCTTTAAGGCTGGCTCCTAGTTTTAGTATTTCCTTATTGGAGATACACTCCCCTTCTTTTACGTAGAACAGGAAAGGAACTTCTTTTATGGGTTCGGTTTTCATTAATATGGTGATTCGTCTGGTGACTTAATGGCATCAGGGTCGATGTGGGTGTTGAGTTGATCTGCTGACACACGCCAGCAGCGTTTGAGGGAATTACCTTTGCGAAGGTCCTCTTTCGTGGCCTTCAGCTCGTTTTTGATAACTCCGAGAATTTCATTGGACTTGAGGTCACGGAACTTGTGGAGCTCAAGGAATTGCTTGAAAGGCGTCATGCTAAATATGAGGTCCCCTGCATCTGTGGCCCATGCTTGGCCTTTAAACAGGTCATCGCTGGATCTGGAAGCGGTTGTACGGTATTCACTCAGAAGCTCGATCAGCTGCCCTTGTGGTGTCATTTCCTTCGGTATCCAGACACACGTGGCATTGGCAAGCAGAAGGTTCTGCATGTCTGCCCAGTCGTCAGGTTTCATTGGTGGATACTTCTTCCGTGTCATCTCCATGACTCGTCGGTTAAATAATGTAAAGTTATCGAACTCCTCTGAGCTTAGTTGGATTTCTACACCCTCAAGGGTCAGGTACCAAATAGTGGGCGTCGTCATCAACTGGACCAGTGATCGGTTGTTTGGCAGGAAGTCGTTACTTCCGATTCCGTGTAGCTGCTGCTTGCATAGTTTGGCGTTGCAGTATCGGCAGATAGGGTCCTTGGGACATGCGTACTTGTAGTCTTTCTTGCTGGCAGATTTAAAGATCGCAGCAACTTCGTTCGGCTTCATAGGGTCTCCGAACATTGAGTTGTATATACTCAGTCGCTTTTCTGCGTTGTCGGGATCGGCTTTTTTGAGATAGACCATCACCTGTGTCAGGGTTTGGTTTCGCATCTCCCCGAGCTCTGCGCGTTCTGTGAAGATGTAGTTAAGGCACGGCGGACCCCCTGGAAGAGGTGCGGCATCGGAGATGAGCGGTACCTCTAGTTCCTTGAGGCGAGCAGGTTCCAGCGCATGACTCTCGGCATACTCTAAGAAATCCTCTTGATCAAGGATCGGTGACCCGTCGGCGCCATAAGCGTAACGCAGTGTGTCCTCCCCATCGAAAGGCATATTGAGCCATGATCCATACTTGTGGTCGTCCTCGCGCTTCTCTGATATCTTCGCTTGCTTGGGGAATATCTCTGACTTTCCCTGGCCGAAGTACGCTGCAAATTCATTGAGCTTGTCCATCATCAGCTGTGCTGAGATGGCTTTCTTTACGAACAGGTAGACATGTGCGCCACCTGACTTAGATCGGCAGACTACAAACGGCAAGCTGTCTTTTGTTATCTTCTGTTGGAGGTCCTCGATACTGAAGGCTTCTCCATAAATATCAATGTCGATGGCCCCCCATCGGACAGCATTGTTTGGGTGGATCGGTACACAACCAATGGCGTTGGTGCCAGCCAGGTGTGCTGCCCATACTTCTTCCGTGAGTGGCTTCTTTTCAAGGCGGCATCGGGCTTCTTGTTTCCCGTCGGTTTCACGGGTCCCTGCAAGTGTAGTAACCCCGTACATGTTGGGGTTGGAGCTGAATAGCTCCATGAATCTTTGGGCGATTGTTTTATTCATTACTGGAAGTTAAAAGGTCCCCGTCCACCCATGGTTACTGGGCTTAGGGGTTTTGGTGTTATTGGTCGGTGGAGCACCCCTGCTCCGTGAGCCACTGAAAGGTTTGGTATACGTTGTCCACGGTATACCAGCGTGGGATAGGGTTAGAAGGGTTCTGATTCAGTAACCACTTCTGCGTCTACTGCCTCCCCTGCTTCAAGAGCAGGAGCCGCAGGTTTTGGTTCTTGGGGTAGGAAGAGTGCGGATTCCTTATAGAGGGCCCCGCAGATATCGAGAACTTCTTCGTCCTTCTTGAAGTCCAGAACCTGTGGGTTGCTGAATTGGAAGTTGAAGTAGTCCTGATTGTTCTTGTTGGTTTCTTCCACTGCGCTCAGTTCCCAACTGCGTGCGAACACAGGCGGGACAACATCAAGTCCGTCATAACGGAACTTCTTGATATCCTGATTGAGCTTACGATGCACACGCAGTTGCGTGGAGGACATCGCAATCATGGTTTCCACCCACTCACCTTTGATGAGTGCCTTGAACAGCCAGTATGCGGTGTAGCGGAGCTCATTCTCACCGAGCCACTCATCGTAGGTCTTGGTGTTGCTGGGCTTTCCTTTACGTCCTTGCTCATAGAGCGGGCTGTTTACGATCTCAGGGCCGTGCATGCCTACGAGACCGCCACCCAGATCTTTGGGCACCCATTCCACATACATCGTTTTCACGCTGATTGGAATGACTGTGAGAGGCTGGGGAATAATTTCCCCGAGTCCTTTATGGACGATGTCACCTTGGCTTGCACCATCGATGTACTTTTCATCCTTTTTCTTGAGCTCAGGGCTCAAGGCTTGCAGGATACTGAGGAGCGGCATGGAAGAGCTCTCATCGAGATTCTCTGTCCCTGCGCCCGCGAATTGATTTGGGTCGAATGCCATATCTTATTTCTTTGGTTCTATTGGTTTATGTTTCTTGGTTCTTGAGCAGAGTGCTCAAATTGGTGGACATTGCGGGAGTTGAACCCGCGAACTTCCTAAAAAGGTTAGGTCTGTGTTCCGACAATTTCTCAGCTAATGCCCACAAAGTTATTTAAACACCACCTTCCGAAACTCGGAGACGCCGAAGGCTTCACGTGGGAAGTCGTCGCGTAGTTCACCGTTGAGAATCTCGGTGACGGTGCTCTTGAGTGTGGCATGGTGGATGGTTGGTTTCAAAGTGTGTGGGATACCTTCTTCGCTGAGTTTCGTAGACAATGCTTTTGCAGCTTCATCATCGCCACGCGGCATTGCAATCTTAATCTCATTTTTGATGATTCCGTCGTTTCCGTGCTCACGGAGCCACGCAAACGCGGTATCCTGATCCTTGATCCGTGTGTTCACGAAGTCCTTCAGCTCGATGACTGCGCCGTTCCCGAGCTTGATAAGCTCAAGGTCCGCCTGATCCATGAGGTCTGGAAGGACCCGTTGTTCGAGGTTGTCGATTTGCTGCTGCGCTTCTGTGGCGGCTTCTGTGGCCGCATCACGGTCAGCGTATAATAGGGATAGCTTCTCCCCAATCTCAGTGATTTGTTTTGTGGTGTCTTGGTTCATTTGTTATGTGTATTACTAAGGTTTGTCTAAGGTTTGTTATCGCGGTAAATGAGTAGTTTTCGTTCCATGAACTGTCGCAATTGTCACAAGAAACCTTGACCCAACAGAAGCCGCTATCAAAATTATGATCTCCTGCTGTGATCTCGACAGACTGGCATACAGGGCATTGTTCTGGTGGTGTGTCAGACATGTTACTTGCTTAGTGGATGTTTAGTGAGTCCTTGAGCGGCGACGTGTAGCTCGAAGTCTCGGTTGAAGATGTCTCGGTAAGTAACTTGAAGCCATTGGCCGATGTGCTTTGGTCGATACTGGCCAGGCTCGTTAGCCAGATCCAGCCGTTCCTTAATCAGCTTCTTTGCTTTAGGGTCCGTTGGTTCATTGCCATCGTTGAGATGGTGCATGTGACAGTTCTTTGAGTATTTTTTATTCATATGTTAAACAGTGTAGTCCATTTCGCCCCATGAGGTACCTACCTCAACTTCGGCTCTTGTCGGTATTGATATTGTTACAGCTTCTTCCATGATCTCCTTAGCCATTACAGCCTCTTTCTTGTCCTGAATGAATAGATTGGCTTCATCGTGAACAGAAAGTCTAACGTCCAGTCCTGCTTCAAAAAGATTAACTAACGCTATCTTCATCTGGTCGCCACTGGAGCCTTGGGCCACTCGGTTGAGGGCTTTGTGGGTGTAGGCGCGGCTTAGTCGTTGTCCTTCGTAGACTTGTTTTGCCTTGGAGATGGGATAAGCTGGCGAGTGCTGCCCGTCGATGTATCCAGCGGACCATTGATCAAAGTGACTTCTTCGTCCGAGATGAGTTTTGATGAATCCTTTTCGGGTGGCTGATGCTTTGCAGTTGTCGAAGAGCATTTTGAGGAAGGGGACTTTGTCATTGAAGGTGTCGAAGGTTCGTTGACCTTCAGCCTCACCAACTCCCATCGTTTGCGCCAACTTGCCAACCGACATTCCGTAGGCGAGGCCGAGGGCGATGGCTTTGCATATATTGTAGCTAAGACCTGTTTCTCGCTCAAGGAAAGTGTAGAGCTTGTGCCCAGCAGATATTGCAGCTCCTGCTTCGACGGCTCCAGGCAGTCTGGTAAGTATGGCGTAGTGAACCTGCCACACGACTTCCTGTCCTGAGTAGTCGGCGCTGCACCACTGCGTGCCCTCTTCTGGAATATAGAGGTTACGAACTTCCTTACCCCACTTAGAACGCTTCGGAACTTGCTGAAGGTTCGGGCTTTCTGATGAGAGGCGACCCGAGCGCGTTCCGCCATCCTCTGACGTGACCTGTCGGAAACCTGCGTGAATCCGTCCTTTGTAGCAATGGCTACCAAGAATGGTTCCTTCGATGTAGTCGGATCTGATTTTTCTGATTTGTCGTGCATTTGCTATTTCCTGTACGAGTGGGTTGTCATGGGCTTCGAGCCAGTTGTTCTTGATTGATATGTTACCTTTCGCAGTCTTTGGGACAGTGATTCCCTGTTTTATGAGATACTCTCCTACAGACTCCGAGGCTTGAAAGTTTATGCCTTTATGGCGTGATTGAATTGTGGCCTCTTCCTTACGCATCGCATCGCTTAGACGCTCGGCGCGAGACAGGTCCACTGGGACGCCCTTTAGGGACATCTCTACGAGGACCTTGGTTACTTGGCATTCGAGCTCGAACACTTTGTAGAGACCCTGAGCAAACAGTTCAGGCAACTGCAACTGATAGACGTCCCACGTAAGACGAGCGTCAGCTTCTGCGTAGCGCCCAACGTGTCGGGCGGCGAGCTGCCACATGTCTCCTTTAGGGCAGAAGCCTGGATTGGCATCTGCGTAAGCCTGAGAAACCGCTCTAAGGTGTCGCTCGTCTTTGCGCTCTCCAGTGTAGTCGAACGCCAGATTGTCGAGGGAATATGAGTTCCGCTCCTCGTTAATGAGAGCTTCTGCCACTTGTATATCTCTGACCACGCAAGGGACGCGGAGTCCAAGAATACGTAGCCACCCAAGATCATACTGCGCATTTGCCATGATGACCTCTTCAGCTCCCTCGATACAACGCTTGGTGTATCGCAGGACCAGTTCTTGTGCGAGATTGTCGCCTGATCGGTGAGCGAATGGGAGGATAAATTGTTTGGTGTTCATCTGCTATGGCAATTCCGATGACTTCTCCATCACCTTCGCGTTTCCACCCTGGACCAAGGTCCTTGATACGGGGGTCCCGTGTCTCAAGGTCGATTGCGATGACCTTCCCCATGGTTGGGAAGGACGTGGGCGGTCGCCAGAGAGATTCTGGCTCAAACATTGGGATTTGTAGGGATCTCATAGTGCATTTCTCATTTTGAGAATGGCCACAGTTGCTTTTTTTCGTTGGTGTCGTTTATGGCTGGTCTTGTTCGCCACGTCCCTTTGTCGTCTGACTTCTTTCTCGTAGGCAATGACGTCAGGGTCGCGATCAGCACTTCTGTGCATCTCCATTAAAGCACATCGCTTATGGAAAGGTACCTTTTTAAGCTCTTTACGGTTTCTGTATAGCATAATCCATGGGCCATTATTAAATTGAAACACTGGGCCCGTGGCCTTTGGGCCCAGTGTCTGTATCCTTGGCTAATACCATTACTTTTGACGGGTCGTAGGCTCCCCGATCGTGAGTAGCGTTAAATCTTAACAATCAGAACTTATATGCGACAAATGTCAGCATCTCTGCAAGTGAAGGGGCTCCGTGTCTTTGTATGTCTGTTGAGGCGTCGTTTCATGGTCCAAGTGCCTAGTTGAAGTTTTGTCAGCTACCGTGGTGTGACATAACCGACTAGGTCGAAAGTTGTTTATAGTTCTCCTTGAATGCGCCAGATACAGCTGTCAAGTACGTCCATGATTTTGAAATGTTTAAACTTGTTGAGAACCTCGTCTCGATTCACACGCCAGCTTTTTCCTGAACCCGATACGAGCGCCTGTGAGGAATCAAACAGTTCCATGTGTGTGTGCATGTCACAGGGTTCACGTCCATGATCGCTCATTGCGTGTAGTGAAAAGGTCAGGACACCCTGTGCAGCGGCACGTTTAGCAAACACAACCTGCTCAGCGCGGAGTGCGTAGGTCTTACTCTTGAGCTCAAGCCAGATCGTCTCACCCTTGTAGAAGATGCAGAGATCAGGCACCCCTGCCCCAGTGGTTACTTCTAACCGCTGATGAGGGATGCCGTGTTTCTTGAGCTGCTGGCAGATGTGTCTGCTAAACTGTGCTTCTGTTTTCATTATGCTTTCCAGTAGCTATCATTCTCAGAATACGCAGCTCGTTGTTCTTCGATCTGGAGCATACGATCTTCAGTGAATTGTGCTTCTTTTTCGTCGGCAGCAGTTTCCATTGCATCGTCTTCTTTGATTGAGTTTACTTCCTCAAGATACCCGATCAAATCCTCAGCACGCAACCATGCAGCAGAATTAATTGCTTTACGTAATTTTGCTGTGAATGCCTGACATTGGGTAGAGAAAGCGTCTTTACTGTCTGCTTCTTGTTGCAGTGCGTAGATCATATCAGTGAGATCTGTTTCGGTGTCTTCGTTCATGACGAACCAGACGCGTGCGAGCTTATCGCCCGCAGGGTACCAATCACTTTCGCTCTGAATAAGGCGCGAGACGGCTTGTTCGTCTGTTACACTAGTTTTGTGGCCTCCTTGGTAGCTATTGTGGCCTCCTTGGTAGCTATTGTAGCCATTATGCCCACCGTAGCCACCGTAGCTACCAATCGCTGAAGGGGAGTATACTTTCTTGTCTACTACCTTCTCAATTAGCTCTTTGAAATGGTCTTTTTTGAACCCCTCTGTAGGGGCCTTTAGCAGTCCTTTCATGATGTCGATCCGGGCGTGCTCTGGAACATTTTCCATCCACTTAGGCATCTCAACCAGTGATTCAGTAGGGCAGTCGTGGCTCTTGCCGTTGATGCAGAAGCGTGCGTGCAAAGAGTATGTATCGTCGTCAAGGTTTCCGATAGTGAAGTGTAATCCATCACGATCTTCTTCATCGGAGCTGTCTGTGCCTGATTGGAAGGCATCAACACCACAATGATGGTGGAGTGTTCCAAGCTGACGGTCAGGGTAGTTCTTGCGCTCTTCTTTGTAGAGAGCAGAATTGTCATCAGATTCTACTGACAGTCCTGAAGTCTCTTGAGGACAGTACCAGTGTTTCCATTGGTTGTTCTCGTCAAGGAACAGAAGGACCATGGCTTCGCTCTTGAGGCGTCGCTGGGTCTCTTCGCACCATGCCGTCATTTCACGGAACATTTCATAGGGAATCTTCGGCCCTGTCCAGCGGGGAGTTGCGTCCCCTTCGTCTGCTTGGCAGAGGACGTAGTCCACGTAGAGGCCTTTGTCGTCTTCGCGGTAGAGTTTGTTGTCGTCGATAATGTATGTGTTCATGTTAGATGTCTCCCAATTTGATTGTTTCCATTGCGCCTAGTGTAGTCTGATGCTCAATGGGCCAGTGTGGCTCTAAATGACGTCCGTTGTCGGACAGGCTGTAGAAGCCATCAGGTCCGTACCATTGCCAGATCATGTAGTTGACCAGTGCGGCGGATACTTGGTTGGCGATGGCTAGTTGTGGGGATGATTCAATGGCTTCGTCAGAAGTGCAGTCCATGGGGCTGCCCTCCATGCTTGTTGCCATGGTAGGATATCGGGTGATCGGGTTCCATGTGTCACCCATCCGTGGATGCCAGTAGATGACCTGTGAGGTCTCGTATTCGTTGGCGCCGATGAAGATGCCACATCCGAAGCGTGCGGCTGCTGCAAGGGCATTACGGCGTGCCTCATGGTTGTCTACGATGGCGATGATGAAGTCTACGTCACGGAACCACTCAGGATTGTCGTTCTTACTTTCTTCTCGTAGCCATTCGCGTACAGGTTCCAGTGGAGCGTTGGTAAAACGGACCAGTGCTTCAGCCTTACCTCGACCGACGTCACGTTCGTTGAAGATTTGGCGGTTAAGGTTGTGCTTCTCTAGCACATCAGCATCAATGATATGTCCAGAGATGTTAAACGTGCGGCAGAGCGCGGGGAGCATGTAGGAGGCTACGCCTCCTGCTCCGATAATAGCGATGTTCAGTGGTTTCATGTTCTTTCTAGTTGTCGTTTTAGTGTATCGAAGAAGTTGGTAGGTTCAGTAATATCTCCTTTAAAGAAGGAAATGTATCGAAGGAGAGCGCCTCGTTTACGCCCACAGTCAGGTAGTTTCTTATGGTAGATTTTCTCAATGATTTTGAGATCCTCTTCAGGAATAGGATACCGTTCTTCGACGGCTCCATGGTTCTGTGGACTCTCGGTGGAACTAAGGAACATGTTGATGCTTCCTGGGCCAGGGTAGGGTGTCTTTCTAACAAAGCATTCTTCGATCAGGTGATTAAGGCAATGCTTCGTAGTATCCTCGGGATCAGGAAGTGGCGCAGTCGGAGCTGTTAATGTAATAGTATCAGGGCCAGGTGTCTCAGGTTCTGGTTGACCTTCAAAAATTGCGTTCAACACCCTACGTGCTTCTTCTGTGAATAATGGAATAGCCATAATACTAAGTGGTGAAGTGTTTGACAAAGGAGCAGACAGTAGAGTCCCGATGTTGATTTCCTACAGGAACGATTCCACAGGGAGTGATATGCCCGTTGCAGTCCCAGCTGCCCCACGCGGAGTGTGATTCATCGTTACTTAGGTCGCTGTTCGGTGGGGTTGAGGAGAAAGCTACAATTGCTTTTTTGATATGGTCCATGGTACTGATCGACATGGAAGGAGAGCTATAAATCTTCGTGTCTTCTTCCCAGTCGTCTCCTGCGCACAATGCGCCGTCGTCTGGGAAAATATTCGGGAGTCCGTATGGGATCCATGGAAGGCCGTCCCGTAGAATAAAGAGTTTTGGGGTACTAGCTGAATGTTCTGTTAGTGGAAAGTATAAGAATACCTTTGCATTATGGTTTTCTTGGAAAGTGAGGCGAAGTGGTTTCTCATCAAAATATAGACAGTCGTCCATTTGCTCCTCGGTGTATCCGTAGTCGTTATACTCATCGTGGGGGTGCTTTCGTCTATCTACAAGTATGAGGCGATATCCGTTATTTCCCTGTGGTTTCTCTAAGGTGGCGCCGCAAAGTGGGAAGTAATTAAGCTCGGTAATTACGTGGGTAGGGGAGTTCGCAGCCGTGGAGTGCCCTAGCCATATTCTTTTAACCATTCCAGTGGGGTCAATGTCTGGTCCATTAAACGTAGGTTTATTGGACCATAGAATTTCGTTTTGTTGACGCTCAACAAGGGCCTTGATGAAGCGTTCTTGTGTGCCGATGCCTACTTCTTGAGTTATGCGTCGGACGAATTGGTCACCTACTAGAACGATCTCTGTTTTATTTGTTATTGAATTGGACATGGTATTACTAGGTTAAAGATAAAGGCCCGTGTCTCTTCGGAGACACGGGCCACTGTTTGGTTGCTCAGGGGCAGCTAAGCCTTCGATGAACCCTCTTTTTCAAGAGTAATGACAGTGTAAGCACTGACGAGCTCGTCATCTTCGAGCTCAACGCCGCCAGACATCGCACGGACGTCGGTTGAAGCGCCGAGTACGGAGAGTACGTTGCGGTTAGCGAGGAGATCGCTGACTGTTGTGTTTGCGTCCAGTGCAGGTGTTACAGAGGACATGCCGTAGTTGATTTGAGTAGCCATAGCTATGTATTACTTTATCGTTGTTTTTGTGAGTGATATCCGTTCATCGAATATCGAGAGTGTTATAAAAGTTCTTTGATCTTGCCACTGTTCAGTTGCAATCTCGTCGCCTTGCTTTGGAAAGATTCAGAGGTTGTTGGATTTTTCTTCAAATCACTCACTTTTTCTTCAAGTGTGAGGATTTGTTTTTTCAAGCTCGTATTCTCTTCTTTGAGATCCTTGAGCTTTTGTTTGAGTTGGTCTTTGGTTGGATTTGGCATTTGCTTATAGTTTAAGGAAGGTTCTTGGGAACGTTCTGTTGTCTGTATCGAAGTTGACGACAGCCCAGTTTTCCGAGGAAAATGCGCTTGCTGTCGAGCTGATTCGTCTGGTCATCTCGCCGTTTTCTATTCTGATTTGGTTGCACCATAGCGCTCCGGCCCCTTGCCATAGCATGACATATTGTCCGTCTTCGGTTGGTCGTTCAGTTAGTATTTGCATAGTAGTGTAGTCGTAGGCCGCCCGTAAAGTTTCATGCAACTCTACGGGCGACTGTTCAGGTGATGCGGTCTTCTTCTTCTCTCTGTAGCTGTGGCCGATTGCTCTGCCAGCGTTTGGTCCGCGCCCATCTCTCTAGCCCCAGCAACAGGGCATCAAGTATCAAGGGGACGAAGAACAAGGCGCATCGGGTTATTACGCGTCGTAACATAAGTCATTGGTAGAATCGTATATATGCATGATTATATCCTACATCTCCTCTTACTGCTCTTTTGACAAGATTGGTACAGTCTTCAAAGTTTCTCATCCCTCCATGGGTAGGGTCATAGAAGGTTACGGGCTCTCCGCCATGTATAGTGAAACGTAGGCTACGGACGTTGGTAGTAACGGGGACGAAGGACCAAAGTATGACGTAGTCTCCGTCTTCTTCTGGAAAAGCTTCAGTTGTTTGCAGTTGAATCATTTTCGATTATTTTAGTGGTTTCTTCGATCAGTGTAGTCAATGATGCCCTTGGAGAATGCCCTAAGATTACAGTTTCCATGATGCACTCTTGTATGCTGTGGGTAATCAGTTTTAGGCACTCTTCGATGTTGTTGTCTAATTGTTTAAGGAGTTCTCCGTATGCTCCAGTGGATTTGAGGGACTTCTCAAGTCGGGCTCGAAACTCTTTTTCAAAGTCTTTTTTATTTGGCATCTTTTTGACGTCTTCGCTGAGAAGATATTGCGCTTCTTGCCGCACCGCATGGGAAAACTGGGCTTTTGTGACTGTGTTAGATTTCATTTTCTGTAGTTGTGTGGTGTTCATTAACTAGGAAGCAATGGCTTCCTCGCTCGCAGAGGCGGTCGATTGCGTTGAGGCCTATAGGGCGCCATCCTGCTCCATGATGGTATACTTCCAGAATATTTGAATTAGCTTCATTCCATGAGAGCTGGCGACATTGTAGTGCGACTTCTGATTCTAAAATAAGGGAAAACGCATAAGGGCCCGCTTCGTCAAATGTAGGTAGCGTAGTTAGGATCTTCATAATTTGTACATGTGCTTTTTCTTGGGTGGATTGAGCACTCCCAAGAAGGCTGTGATTACGGTGAAGAAGAACCCTGCTAGAAAGGCTGTGCATAGGCCGCTGAATGTGCCTAAGAACAGAGCAGGGATGCATAAGGTAAAGATCACGTCCCATAGGACTTGAGTCCGTAGAACGAATGTTAGGCTGAATACCTTGCTCAGGATGAGTAGGTAGCTCAGGGCACAGATGAATGATATGAGTATTATTTCGATGATGGGAGTTGGTTGAGTTTTATAAGTGTGTCCACCGTTTCCCTGCTCGAATGTCTGAGATTACAGTGAGGGATACGTTGAATTCTTAACGCGACGTCAAGGAATATCTCCGCCCACTGTGTTGAGGTTGCTTTTGTTGGCAGAGGGTGACTTTTAAGCAGCAGGGCATTAAATTCTTCTTGAAACGCTTCACTCTGTTGTTGGCAGGCGAGGTGCATGGCGTTGAGGTCCCTACAGTAGTTTGGGAGGTCGATTGCATTAAGGTAGGGATATTCATTTGTTTTTGCCCATACGTGTTCTCCCGTGTAGCAATGTTCTGCGGGGGCAGGATATCTGTTATAGCCGCAAGCTTCGGCTATAGCTATGCATTGTTCAATTGGTTTCATCGTAAAATGGTGGCATGAATCGTGTCGAACGAGATGTCTGTTTTGCAGACAGCACCTGCCATGCCTTAGAGTTTGTTGTCGTCCCGTAGGTGTTTGACTAGTATGAGCACTGCGAAGAGTGCGGTTGCTATGATTAAGAGTGTCATGATCCTGCGATTAGGGTTTGTTGGTCGTTGTGTACTTCAAAGAGCATGTATCCTGCTTCGGAATCTCCGTCCATACAGGCGTTGTCGATGACTTTCAAGAAGTCGTATGCTGTCTTTACGTCTTTAAAGTCTTCATCCATTTCAGCGGTGAGAACATTGTCCATGAGGTCTCTGAAGCAACCATTTGTCATGATTGCTGCGGGACCGTTGTTGTAGTATTTAATGAATAGGTAAGATGTCATTGTTTTGAAAAGGGTGCCCTGATGCATGGATCACCATGCCACTGCGCGACTGTCTAAAGGAAGTGCAGTGCCTTCCGTAGATCGGAAGGACAGGGCGTAAGGAAATGGAGGCGCAAGTAGGGCTCGATCCTACGTGTGTGTATACTCAGGAGCTCCTGACACACAACTCCGACAGTTTTACGCCTGAAGTGGTTACTCTTCCTCTTTTGGTTTAGCGATGTTGCTGAGGGCCTGAAAGACTGACGAAGTCTTGGAGCGGACATTGCGAATGGTTCGTGCTGTACGCTCGGCAGGTGAGTTCTCGACCTCGTTGGCGATGTCAATGGCGCTGATTTCTTCAATCAGTGCAAGATCATGAATTGTCTTCATTTGATCTTCGTTTAGTTCCTTATGGCCACGTGTGCGAAGGACTGTTTTTGCTGCTACTACTTTTGGATTTGTTGCTGTATTCATTTTATTTTATTGGTTGAGTTAAAGTCTAGGCATGACCCACTTGTCGCGGTTCATGATGTTACAGGCTTCTTTGGCTGCTTTCTTTGTGTTGAAGAGATGGCTGATATCTCCTGTGTTCATACATTCATCTGTAGTGAAGGCGTTCGTTGTTTCTGAGTAGAATACGGATGTGCGCCACATATTGTTTGGCTTTCCGTGCTTCTCATTGAGTTCAAGAGCCAGTCGGTACAGGCGCTGATAAAATGTGAAGAATGCTGATGCTTTTTCGGCTGCTTCCGCAGCAGTTCGGAAGACTCGACCAGCTTTCGCCCAACTAGTATACGCTGCGGAGTTATGTGCGCTGCCGTCAAGTCCTACGTAAGGAGCAGTGCTTCCCCAATGCGTAGGCTCCCATGGTACATCTTGCCCTGCCTCTTTAAGACGAGCGATGTCGGCGGTCAACTGAGCCTGTTGTTGCTGAAGGTTCTTTGATTCTTGTTCGAGTTGTTCCAGTGATTTCATGGTGTTTAGTGTAGTTGTTCCCCCATGCCCAGGGCTCTGGAGTAAGAAAAAGATGATTGTTACTTAATGCGGTGGAAAAGCCGCCGACCCGAAGGCCGACGGCAGCCATGATTCCGTCTAGGCTTGAAGTTGTTTGAGGTTTCGAGAGGCCCGTTGCTCCGCAGGGAACTTGAACTTCCGATTCATCCCTTTTGCCAGCATAATGTCGATGACGTTGTCTGAGCGTAGTAGAGCACGCATGAGCTGCATGCGCCCCTGGGGACTTGAACGCCCGTTATATGGTTCAGGATCGGTCAGTTGATAGACGCCGCCGAGTAGACCCTTTTGCCCGCGATACATGAGCTTCGGATTCTTCGGGTCGTGTCTGTCGAAGAGGGAGCGGTTGTGTGCCAAGCGTCGGCGTCCGCGATCATCCTCGTAAGGGTTCTCGGGATCGTCAGCCGAATCTTGGCGAATGTCTGCACGGCGTTCACGAAGCATCTCAAGCGTCTCTACTTCATCCTGCACTTCGCTCCATGCGCCGTGTCCGTATGTATCGTGATCTTCTTCGCGCACCACTGTGTAGCGTACCTTGCGGGGCAGCCGAGGCTTAGTGCCGATCTTGCCGTTGTCGTACCACTTGCGGAACTCGCGCTCCCATAGCTGGTAGGCGAGACGGTTCTCGTTCTCTTCGAGTTCACGAAGCTCTTGAGATATCGTTTTGAAGCCCGTTGTGCGATCGTGTGCGCGGAAGTCGTGTGCGATCTGCGTATTGGACTCGATGTCCAAGTACCAGTGGTTCACGATGTCAGCGGCGTCGAAGCTACGAGAAGCTGTCCATTTGTGGTCTTCGATATTGAACTCGGGGTTGTTGAGCATCTGTGCACAGCACTCGGCGGCTTGGAAGACTTGTATCCAGAGGTCTTTACGTAGCCGCTCGTAAGCGATTGCAGCGTGATTAGTCTCGTCGTCAGAGATGAACGTCTTGTCCATTTCGAGAGCGGTGGCGTGAGCTTTACGGATTTCGTTATTTGCTTTTGGAATCATGATTGAATGAGCAGTTTCGCTTCTTGCTCGGGAAGGTTCAGTGTGAAATGTGCGTATTACTTAGAGCGGCGTGTGCGTTTCTTAGGGGCGGGGGCGATCATGCGTTCGGCAAATGCGTTCGGGATGATGTGCCACTCGGTGCGTGTGACGGGCTCGCCGTTCTTCTCGTAGGTTTCAACCTTTTGGACTACGTACACCTCTTCATTCACCTTAGCCAGTGGAGCGGGGGTGTCTGACCAGATCTGTACGAACTGCCCGTCGAGCGTGTATGCGTCGTGAAGGGTTTGATCCTCGCCAGTGCGGTTGTTGACGAGCGTTTTAGTGTTAGTGATGATTGCTTGTGTTGGTTTCATTTTATTTTGTTTCATTTTATTTTGTTATGACGTGATTGTCAGATACTCCCTTTTATTTGGATGAGGAAGTGAGATTTAGAGATTCAGCGGCCTGTTGGCAGCCTTTGGAAGACTGCTCAACCGCGCCGCAGTGGCAGTGCTCCAGTATGTGCCCGCATGTCGTGCAGCTTTCGAGTCCGTAGAACTCGTCGTGCATTGCGTCGTGCTGGTCTTCGGTTACGATGTCTAGGTTGTTGATGATGTCTGAGATATGTTGCATTGTTCTGTTTCCTTTCAGTTTGTTAAGTTGTGTGCTGGCTTAGTGCTTCACACATCAAAGAAAAAAGGAGTTGTCAGATAGGTCGGGGACGAGCCCTGTGCTCTTCAGCTTTAGCTGATAAGAGACAGGAGCTCCTGCCAAGGCTCCGTGACTGGACAGTGCTCTTGAACTGGTGAAAGAGTGCTGGCTAGGCACAAAGGGAGCATTGAGCATGGTTCGCATAGCAACCCTATTGACTGCTCCTTCTTTGTGTGTGTAGCCAGGGGCTGGCGATTGAAGCCCTTGATCTTTTTGGTTCTTTTGGATCAAGCCAAAAAGAACACATAAGGTAACTGCCCTTGAGAGTGAGCCAGCGGAGTCAGCTTTGAAACAATGCGCGATAGCGCCTGATTGAGGGTTTTAGGGAGCTTGCTCCCTAGGCGAGAGGGGAGAGCAAGACTAGGAGCTTGCGACGACGGCTTGATCGTGGGGAGAGACTTCTCCCCGGCCAAATGATTGTCGTGAGCCAGTTTAAAGAGCTGTTTGAGGTGCCTAAACAAGCGGTTTGAGGGGTAGAAGGCGTGACTTTGATGACTCAAAGTAGCAATGACACAGGGGACACGGTGCGTAAGTAGCTGTGTATCAAGGGATAGGGTAGCATGATACATGGTATATGGTAGGTGGCTTAATGTAAGCCAGTTGCATTAAGCCACTGAAACAGGGGTTCATTGGCACATGTTTCATGCTGCTTCATGGTACACTGGCACCCTGCTTCATGGTACATGGGCATACTATAAGGGCAGAGCCATGGTCCCGTGCTTCATGGTCCCTGGCCCAGGCAACCTTGCCCCAGGCAGCCCCTGAGCCTAAGCGAAGGGGGGCCATGGGGGAAGTTGCATCTGGGACAGGAAAGGGGGACC